TGCGTAGTGTTCGGTTCTCGTTAGATCAGTACGTTTAAAAAGTATGGATAACGTCTGCGCACAAAAGTTCTCGTCTTGTCCTCGGTAGATTTTCTCAATTAGCCCCAAATCTTTCACCCCGATGGTCTCGTTTGCTTGGTAGGTATATTTGTCAATAACTAACTCAGTCACCTTTTCACCTTGCGGAATTTCTGACTTGTTAAACTCTTTGATGTAGTTGGTAAACTCGTCGAGTTCCATTTTGTCAAACGCCTTGTCAGGCACACCAAGGTAGATAAACTTTTCAATCCACTTTTCGATGGTGTCTAGTTCTTGGTTATTCTAGGTAGATAAACTTTTCAATCCACTTTTCGATGGTGTCAAGTTCTTGGTTATTCTCGATTTTGTTGAGTTCGTCGAATTGTTGAACGGTTAACTCGTTTAGGTGGTTGGGTATTTCGACCCCGAACATTTGTATCATTGCTTAGATTTTAACCAAAGGTAAGTAAATAATGTTTAAAAATAAACCAAAACATTTTAAGTGTACTTATTAAGTCAATGGAAGGACTACCGACTTACAAAATTACCATAGACGAAGCTTACAACGATGGCGAACAACCGCTAGGTGTAGATGCAATAGCGTTCACGTCAAACCCTGCCGTATTGGTTAAGGGTGTTGCGTTCAAGTCCCAAGCAAAGAGCCACTTCGCAGACGAAAAGAAATATAGAATTACTGCACCCGCCATGATCCCTATGGATATTTATCGTAACGACGATGACATGGGTGAGTACTATGTACAATTCTCAGAAGTTGAGATTGACACCATCTTTAAGGAATTCATGTTGAATTTAAACAACCAAAACTTGTTTAACCTCGAACACGAAGTAGATAAATTAGTTCCTGCCTATATTCTTGAAGCGTGGTTGGTGGACAATCCCGAAGCGGACAAGGCAATGAGTACGTTTGGAATTTCAGTGCCTAAAGGTACGCTAATGATGACTGCGCAAGAAGTTAGTCGAAGCGGGTCAAGTCGGCTTTTCTATTGAAGGCTTTTTAGGTCTTAAACTAAGTAATCAAAAACAAACATATATGTTACCAGACGGAAAACACACGCTCGAAGATGGTACGGTAATCGTTGTAAAAGACGGAGTTGTCGTAGAAGTTCAAGAGCCACAAGCCGAGGAAGTAGCAATGGAAGTTGAAGCGTCTACCGAAGTGGAGATGGCAGCACCAATTGAAACCGAAACTCCTGAAGAGGTTGTTGAAGTAGAAGTTGAAGCGGCTATTGACCCCGCAGCGGATGCCGAGGCTATTCTTGCAATCGTTAACCCTGTTTTAGAGCAGCGTGTAAGCGAAATCTTGCAAGTCATTGCAGACCTCAAAAACGAATTAACTGACACGGAAGAAGTCGCCTCCGTTGAAGAAATTGAAATGTCAACAGCGCAAAAATTCAGTAATGTAATTAACTTCTTAAAAAAATAAGAAATGGCTAAAAAATTAAAATTTGACTTGACTGTAGATAACAGTGCGTTACTACAAGCAAACCCGTCCGAGTATTTTTCTGTTCTTTACGGAATGGAAAACGCTGTAACTAACTACCGTGTTTTACCGGGTATCAAAAACAAAACAAAAATTGCAACGGTTCTTTTTGACGAAGTTCTTGCCGAAAGCGGTTGTGACTTTTCAGCTGTAAACGCAGACCTAAGCGCAATTGAAATCGATGTTTGTGCATTGACTTCTCAAGCGTCAGTTTGTCAGTTTGACTTGGAGCAATCTTTCCTTGCTTTGGAAATGGCTAAAGGTTCAAACTCGGACTTTTCAGTTGCGTCTTTCATGAATTTCTTTTATTCACAAATGGCGAAGAAAGGACACCAAGAATTGGCTCAATTGATGTGGAAAGGTGACACGGCAAGTGCTACTCCTGCATTGACTTTGTGTGATGGTTGGTTGTTGCGTTTGTGTACTGCTGCTGACTATATCACTCCTGCGGGTACTTACGCTGCTATTACTTCATCTAACGTACTTGCGAAGATGGCTGCAACTTTGACAGCTGCAACTGCTGAAATGTTGGTTAACCCTGCTCAAATGCAGTTCAAAGTATCAGCTGACGTGGCTGCTTCTTACCGCATTGCATGTGCTTCGACTAACACAATCACGAATGTAACTACAGGTTTGTCTTTGACTTACTTGGATATTCCAGTTGTTGTTGAGTACGGTCTTCCTGCATCAACTATAATCTTAAGTGATTATTCAAATTTTATCTATGCCTTAGATGCTGAAGGTGACCAAGACAATATTTCCATCGTTGACTTCTCTAAGACAACACTTGACCGACGAATTGGTGCACGTGCTGACTTTAAAGCAGGTTTCTATGTTGTTAACACGCCACAAGTTGTTTGGTACGGAGGAGCGCAATATTGCTAAATAATAACGGGGGTTTAACCGCCCCCTTTTTATATACCTTTAAATACTAAATAATATGGCTTGTACAACTTTAGAAACAATCCTTAAAGGATGTGATTCAAATATCGGAGGGATAACTTCGATTCTAATTAATGACCAAGACAACGTGGTAGGTCCAATCGTTGAGGCTGCTTATGAGATTACTGACTTCGGTACACTTACTGACCAATTTGTTGAGTTTGAGTTCAGACGTAACACAGGAATGTACACCGAAGAGGCAGCTATTGACTTGGTAAACGGTTCGTCTTTTTATACGCAAACTGTTACTTTGATGTTTCATCGTCGTGAGGCTGCGAAATCTAAGGCAATCAAAATCTTAGGCGAAGGTCAAAGAGACCTTGCACTCGTAGTTGGTGACGCTAACGGAAAGTATTGGTATTTTCCAAACGCCCAACTTACTGCGGTTGCTGAAGGTTCGGGAACTGCTAAAGCGGACGGGTCAAAGTATTCGATTACTTTTGTAGCTGAAAACGAAAACCTTGCGTTTGAAGTTGCAGCGGCTGAAATTCCAAACATTATCTAATAAGATAAACACGAATTTAAGAGGGGGTTTTAATTAGCCCCCTTTTTTATTTAACCAACTTTTCTAAATACTACTTATTAAGATAGTATGATATACCTCGAACAAAACGAAAACAATACAATAGCCTTAACGCTAACGGAAAGTGCCACGATCACTGCACCGACATGGTTGTTTAAATTCGTGTGGGAAATGGACGAGACACTTGCACCCGTTTACTGGGTAGGTGTTGACTATTCACAATATGTAAACCGCTACAATCTTTTCTTTTTGGAGGAAGGCGTAGACGTTACTTTAAGAATAGGACAATACCGCTACGAGATTTACGAAAGTCCTGACCCAATTATAGTTGACCCAAACACAAACGCTAACGGCTTAACGTTAGTCGAAGAGGGTCGTATGGTGGTCGAAGGTGTATCAAATTCAATTTATGACTAATGGGTTTATTTGGAAAGTTTAAAAAAGACGAAAGTGTAAGCGTAGTTGATACGGGTTACCAAACATTTAGTACTCCGTTCTTGCGTGTGCCTGAGGGTAACTTGTCGTTGCCGTTTGTTGATGTTAGATACACTGTGCAAGGTTATGTACGTTTCGGAAGTGATAACCTTTATCCGCAGTACATGAACCAAATGTACTACATGTCACCACTTCACGGGTCTATTGTCGATTTTAAGACCAACGCAACCATTGGAGGGGGGTACACTTTTGACGAAAGTAAGTTAACCGACATGGAAAAAGTTGTCCTTTACGCCTTCGGTAAAAAGATAGGTTTCAAAGACACGCTTAAGACGATCACAAAAGACGTTATTCTTCACGGACGTTGCTACTTCTTAATTGAGTTGAAAGGTGGGAAGACGTATAACGTGAAACGAGTAGCCCCTGAGAAGGTAAGAATAAACCAAGCAAAAACATTATACGCTGTTAATGAGGATTGGCAGTTCGGTTTACAAATCAGAACTTACGAGGCTTACCACCCGGAATGCAAAGACGGAACGTACCTATACGTTTACGAACAAAAGAGCGTAGGTCAAGATTACTATCCACTTCCGCAGTACACCAGTGCGTTAAACTTTGCATTTTTGGTCGGACAAGATTACTATCCACTTCCGCAGTACACCAGTGCGTTAAACTTTGCATTTTTGTCGGGTGAACTTAGCTACTTGCAGAAATCAAACATACAAAATTCCATATTCCCGTCGTTTGCCATGATGTTTCCAAAGAAGCCTCAAGGACCTGAAGAAATGCAGTTGATTAAAGACACGGTTAACAAGTTAAAAGGTGCGGAAAACGCAGGAAAAGCGGTTGCTTTCTTTGCTAACAATAAGGAAAGTTTGCCCGACTTAGTAAATGTACCTACAAATTCAAACGATGAATTGTTTAGGGGAGTTTCAGAATTAAACACGGAGCAAATTTGTTTCGCACATACCATTGACCCGATACTTTTGGGTGTACGTACTTCGGGCGCACTGGGTTCGGGTAGTGACATTAAACAAGCCTACGTTATCTTTGAAAAGAATACAATTATTCCTTTGCGTGAAACAATTACCGATGTAGTAAACGGACTTTTGAGAGCGGTTGGTATTAATGCACACGTAGAAATCACTAACTACCAAATTGTCAACGAAACAATTACAAGCGTAGACGAAAAAGGAAAGGACGTAATTAATGCACTCAACGCAATGAACCCGACATTGGCAGCTAAAGTCTTGGAGTCAATGACACAAAACGAAATTCGGGAACTTGCTTCACTTGCTCCGTTACCTGACACTCAAACACCAACAGCATGATTTATTTCGTAACCGAGAACTTCCTAAAAGTAAACACACCTATCACTCGTAACGTCGATGTGACTGATGTCTTCCCATACGTTAAACCTGCTAGTGATATGCGCTTACAAGCACACCTATCACTCGTAACGTCGATGTGACGGATGTCTTCCCATACGTTAAGCCTGCGGCAGATATGCGCTTACAAGCTATCCTAGGCAGTTATTTCTACAACTATTTGCTGACTCAATACAACGACGAAGTTTTAACCAACGACGAAGTTACGCTAGTGGAAAAAATTCAATTCGTAGTTGCGTGGAGAGCAGCCGAACAAGCCGCCTTTGGACTAACTTACCAACTTAAAAACAAAGGAATCCAACAACAAAGTGGTGATTATTCAAGTTCAGTGAGTCAAAGTGAGACGGCTTTCGTTATGGATCACTACGGACAAATGGCTGCTTTCTACGAGAAAAGATTAATCAATTATTTGCTAGAATACAAAGCACTTTACCCACAATTCACGAGCGACCTCAATAGAGATTCGGATATTAAGCCCGTAGGTGGTTGCGGCAATAGAGGTGACTACGACAACACCATGATGGTTATCTGATGGCAGACCAAGAAATAAATATAAAACTCAACGGGATTGCACAAATCGACTACGATAATACCATGATGGTAATCTGATGGCAGACCAAGAAATAAATATAAAACTCAACGGGATTGCGCAAATCCGTTCGGAACTTAAAGCCTTAAAGGGGGAACTTGCCAACGCAACCGACCCAAAACAAATGGCTGCGCTCGGTGAAAAGGCGGGTGCATTAAGTGACCAACTAAAAGACGCAAACGAACAAGCGGCTATCTTTGCTTCGGGTTCACGCTTCGAGCAAACGAGTAACGCTTTCGGGTTGATGAAGTCGCAGTTGATGGACATGGACTTTGAAGGGGCTGCAACTTCGGCAAAGTTGTTCGCTGGAAGCCTTGGCAAAATAGATAGTAAAACTATTTCTGCATCTTTAAAAGGGTTGGGTTCAACTATTGCTTCGGTGGGCGGTGCGTTTCTTAAATTAGGTGCGCAACTTTTACTTAACCCTATCTTTTTACTTGTAACTATTATCGGGGCGGTGGTTGCTGCCTTCGTTTACTTAGGTAATAAATTAGGTTGGTTTGACGGAATAATTAAAATGTTGACTGCGGTTTTCAAACCTTTGGTAGACTTAATAAAAAGTTTTCTTGACTTGCTTGGTTTAACCAACTTCGCAGCTGAGGAGTCAATGGCTAAAACTACCGCTTCACTTGAAGAGGAAAAAGAAAAGCGAGAGCACAGCTGAGGAATCAATGGCGAAAACTACCGCTTCACTTGAAGAGGAAAAAGAAAAGCGAGAGCAGATTTTGGGTCAGATGGACAACAAAATTGCCTTGATGGAAGCCGAAGGAAAAAGCACCGTTGCCTTAAGAATTGAACGCAATAAATATATGCAGGAAGAAATAGCGAATCAAACTAAACTCTTGGAGTTTATGGACAATTCGTTTTTGAACCAAACCAAACTATATAAAGAAACGGTCAAAGCAAATAAAAGCAAGGCGCAAGAAATTAAAGTTGAAGAAATCAAACTAAACCAAGAAGTTAAACAAGAACAAGCAAAAGCCGCAGCAGATTACGAACAATTTTTATCGGAGAGGTTAGCCGCAAGACGTTTGATACAAGACATTGAATTAAGTGTTGCAAAAGACGGAATCGAAAAGGAACTACTTGCTAATAAGTACAAGTACGACCGTATGCGTCAAGATTTGTTAACCAACAAAAAACTTACCGATACTGAGCGAATTAAACTTGATGCACTATACGTTCAACAAAGTATAGATGCTGCTGAGGAAATTACTAAAAAATATGTTAAAGAAGAAAAAAAGAAACAAGACGAACTTAACAAAGTAATCAAAGACGCTAAGGAAGTTCAAGCCCAAACGGAAGAGGATTTTTTTGCACGTTACCAAGAGGCAATTAACTCAACGCAGCAAAACGAAATAAACGCAGTTAGGGAAAAGTATAACTTATTAATTGAAGAGGCTAAACAATACGGGCAGTCAACACTTGAACTTGAAAAGCAACAAGCGGATGCTATTGCTAAAATTGAAGAGGATGCCGCAGAAAAAGCAAGACAAAAACGTCTAAAAGAACAAGCGGAAAAAATACAAATGGCTGAACAATACGCAGGCGCAGTTAATAACCTTGCAGAAACGGTGTTTACTATTTCTAATAGGTTCGGTAAACAAGACGAAATCAGCAAAGAAAAACGAGCAAAGCGTCAGTTTCAAATTCAAAAGGCCATGTCCTTAAGTATGGCTATTATCGACGGGTTCAAAGCGGCAAACGCTTCACTTGCTCAGTCACCTATTGCACTTGGTCCAGCACCAAACCCTGCGGGTATTGCTTCACTTGCTTTTGCTATTACTACTTCATTGGCTAACGTTGCTAAAATTGCTTCTACTCAATACGGAGGCAAAGGCGGTGCGCCTGCGGGTGGTGGTGGCGGTGCTGCCGTTGGTGGAGCTGACGCAGCTGCGGGAGGTGGTGCGCCTTCATTCTCACTTTTCGGACAAGGTAATAACCAAAATACCACGGGATCAGCGCAAGACGTAGAAAACAACTCAAACCAACTCACGGTTAAAGCTATCGTAGTCGAAAGTGACGTAACAAGCACCCAAAACAAGGTTAAGAAAATGCAAGAAAACGCAACACTATGACAAGCTACATAACACTACTTAGTAAGATTGAGCAGTTTTGTAACGCTCACTTGCAAATCAAAAAATACGGGGGTGAATTTCGGGAACAAATGCCGAACTTTAGCACTAAGGACGAAAAGTACCCAGTCGTTTTTGTCGAACCCGTTAGCGACTTGGAAGACCTAAACACGAACCAATTTTCTATTAACGTTTATTGCGTTGACATTATACAAAAAGACCGAGCAAACCTAAACACTATTGTAAGCGACTGCCAACTTATTCTTAAGGATATGTACGTCTATTACATTAACGACATGGACGCTCAACTTGACGTAGTAGGAACGTCGACCATGACACCCGTAAATAACTTCGACTCCGATTATGTGGCGGGGTGGGTTATGTCTATTACGTTTGAGGTATCGACTTACGGAGCGTGTGAAATACCCATGAACCCGATTGAACCCGTTGAGGTAATTTGTGAGCCGGGTTACGTTGAAAACTCGGATGGAAGTTACTCCACTGAAGCACCAAGCGGTGAAATTTTAGTACTGCCTGACGTGCGTTTAGTTATATACGATGAAGACGGAAATGTACTTAGTGACGCAATGTACCCAAGTGTTCAAGACCAAGGGATAACGGTTACTATACCACCATGCGCAGACGCAACCTACGATGTTTATAACTCCGTACCTACTTTATTATTTAGCGGAACTATACCAAGCGGAGACAACGAAATAATTACTGCACCTGACGCAACTATACATTTAAGAAAAGAGAGTAACGGCACTATACACGTTGAATCCGTACCGAGTGGAGTTACTGAAAACTACATTGTAGCCGATAACGACATAACCGTTAACCAAGTTAACCCGTTTTCAATTCATGCTACCGACCCGTTAAACATACGACTACACAACCAAAGCGGGAGTGACATTACACCGCAGTCCGTAGTTTACCAAGGCAACTCAAACCACGTTACAATAACAGTTAACACGGCTTCATTTACACCCGTTGGTGCTACCTTAATGAAGACGGGACAAACTACCTCTTACCGCACTGGTGACGATGGAGACATTGAATCGGGACGTGCTACTTCATTCACGGTACTTGCGTCAAATAATCCTTTCGGAAACACGAACCGATTTACTGACGAGTTGGGAGGTCAAACGTACACGAAAAACATAGTCATTGATTGGTCAACGTATAACGGGTCAAATGTGCTTGGATATAAAAGAACTGCTACAAATGTAGTTTCGGGTGGATGGAATAGTTCAGTAGATACATGTTTAGCTATTTCCATAGCACCATTTACAACGGGGTGGAGATTGGCTAACGTAAACGAATGGAATAATATAATGAATAGAGAACTATCTAATCCTTTAGGCTATACTCCGTTTAGTTCTTTTACTTTCACTTTTTCTTCTCATAGTTCTTCAACATACAAACCTGTACCCTCAGCTTATTCATGGGGCATTGCAAGTAACGGCTATATAAGCGCAAAAGACAAAACAGAAAATTCGTCTTGTTTAGCAGTACGTACATTCACAGTAACTGGAACAACTTTATCTTAATAATATGACTTACAAATTCCCACAATTTAACGTAGAAATAGTTAACCCAAGAATCGAGGTTCTTGTTATTCACGACACAATAGCAAAACGGACTTGCAGCGTTGATGTTCTTTTAACTACGGAAACGGCTAACTTCGGTTTGAGCCTTGACGGCTTTACTTATATAACTGACTGGAACGACGAAGAGGTCGAACTTTGGGCTTTAACCGAACTTTCAAAATACGAGGTGTGAAGTATTTAATCCCTGCACTTGTTGCTATCTATTCGTTTTTCGCACCTATCCAAGTAATTCTATTAGTCATTGGACTTGCTATTTTTTTAGACACGGTTGTAGCTATTCGGCTCACGACTGAAAAGTTTAGCAGCCGAAGATTACGAAAGGGGCTAGTAGGTAAAATGATCACGTACCAAAGTGCTGTAATTCTTTTCTTCCTCATCGACTACGCAATGGTTAACGATATGGTTAAGACGGTGTTCTCGGTGGACTACACACTTACTAAATTGGTCGGGTTATTCCTTGCCAGTATTGAAGTAGTCAGCATTGATGAAAAAATCAGAATAAAATACGGAAATGACAAAGGTTTTATTGCTAGGTTTAAGAGGTT